TACGAGCTCGCCGAGAACATCCTCAAGGGCCGTACCCGCCGGTCGCGGCTGCTGTACGACCACCGCTGGGGTGTGTGCGCCGACGAGGACCTGGCGGACGAGGAAAAGCTGCGCGCGGCGATCCTGGACGCGTTCGGCGACGCCATCGCCTGGAACGACCTGGACGGCATCGTCGACGAGTTCTACGACCCGCGTAAGAACATCAACGACACGCGGCGGTACTACCTCAACGCCCGATCGGGTCGGGCAAACGCCTACCTGAAGGCACCCGAGTGGGAAGACTGCCGGCGCCCGGACCGGGCGCTGCGCGACGGCGACTTCGTCACGTTGGGTTTCGACGGGTCGATCGGTGGCCCGGATGCGGACTCGACCGCGCTGGTGGCGTGCCGCGTCGAGGACGGGCATCTGGAGCTGCTGGACTGCTGGGAGAAGCCGGAGGACGCCGGCGACGACTGGCAGGTGGACACCGACGCCGTGGACGACGCGGTGACCGCGGCGATGGAACGGTTCGATGTTGCCGCGTTCTACTGCGACCCGCCGCACTGGCGCGAGTTCGTCAACGCGTGGAGCCGCGACTACGGCGACAAGATGCAGGTGAAGGCGTCCCGGGTGCGTCCGCTTGAGTGGTGGACGAACCGGCCCAAGCCGATGTCGGAGGCGTTGAAGCGGTTCCGCGACGCGGTGCGGTCGAAGGCGCTGTCGTACACGCCGGCGGAGGACCGCACCGGCCACGAGGCCGCGATGGCGACCATCCTGAAAGAGCACGTGCTCAACGCCATCGCCGAGACCACCAAGGTCGGGGATCATCTGCGGGTCCGCAAGCCCTACGCGAAGTCGCCGGAAAAGATCGACGCCCTGGTGGCGGCGGTTCTGGCGTGGGAGGCGCGCGGCGACGCGGTCGCCGCGGGTGCCAAGCCGAGACAGAAGGTGAGCTACCTGCCGAAGCGGCTGCGCTGAACTGTCCGGAGGTGCTGTTGTCCGGATTGTTGCGCCGGGCTGTTGAGCGGCTGTGGGGCTGGCGTACCTGGTGTTTCGGTCCGCCGACGCGGGAGTACGCGTGCACGGTCGCAGTGAGTACGGGTGTGGACTGGCAGCACTTCGGGGCGTCCGTGGATTGGGTGTCCGACGGTGATGGCCGGTACGCGGACCTGTGGCTGGGCCCGCTGGCGCTGCACGTCATGGCTGCCCCGTCCGCGCGGGCGTCGCGGCGCGCAGCGGCGGGCTGGGAGCGTCCGAAGTCGACGGTGGTTCGCCGGCAGGTGGGTGGCCGGACCGTGTCGACGTGGCGGAACTGGCGGCACGTGGGGCTGTCCGTCGACTGGGGGCGGCTCAGCGGCGGCATGGCCGTGAAGGTGACCGCTGGCCCGTTCGGGGTCCTCGTCGAACCGGCGTACAGGACCGCGCCGGCGACGTAGAGGGGCGGTGCGGACGTGCCGATCGACGTGGACCAGCCCCGCTCCGACGGCTGGTGGATGAAGCGGCTGTTCGACAAGCTGAACGACCGCGAGCGGCGTAAGCGGCTGGACCTGCTGCACGAGTACTACCAGGGTCGGCCGCGGCTGCCGGAGGGTGCGGACAACGCGGCTGAGGCGTATCGGGCGTTCCAGCGGAAGGCGCGGGCGAACTTTGCCGAGCTGGCGGTGTCTGCGGTGTCGGAGCGGATGATCGTCACCGGGTTCCGGACCGGGGTGGACTCCGACGAGACGGGTGACGCCGAGGCGGCGGCGATCTGGAAGCGGGCCGGGATGAGTGTGGTCTCGGCCGACCTGCATGACCTGATGCTGACGATGTCCGAGGCGTACGTGATCGTCGGCGAGGTCGATTCGCGTACCAAGGCGCCGGTGATCACGGCGGAGGATCCGCGGTGGATGGTCGGCGCCCCGGACCAGACGAACCCGAACTTCCTGCGTGCGGCGTTGAAGGTTAAGCACGACGACGAGGAGGACGTCGACTTCGCGTACCTGTACCTGCCGGGGCGGGTGCGGGTGGCGCGGCGGATGGGCAAGTCCACCGGCGGCCGGGTTGCCTACTTCTCCCCGAAGGCGTGGGAGTGGGATGAGGAGCGCTCCGGTGATCTGGTGCATGACCAGATGCCGGTGGTTCGGTTCCTGAACAAGGACGGCTGCGGCGAGTTCGAGAAGCATCTCGACGTGCTGGATCGGATCAGCCACCAGATCCTGCAGCGGATGACGATCGCCACGATGCAGGCGTTCCGGCAGCGGGCGATCAAGGGGTTGCCGCTGACGTATCCGGCGGGGCATCCGAGGGCCGGGCAGGAGATCGACTACTCGGAGATGTTCACCCTGGACCCGGCGGCGCTGTGGCAGCTGCCGGAGTCGGCGGAGATCTGGGAGTCCGGGCAGGTCGATTTGACGCCGATCCTGTCGGCGGTCAAGGACGACCTGCAGGAGTTCGCCGCGGTGACCCGCACCCCGCTGTACATGCTGATGCCGTCCGGGGTGAACCAGTCCGCGCAGGGGGCGTCGGCGCAGCGGGAGGGCCTGGTCAAGAAGACCGGCATGCGGATCGCCCGCACCTCGCATCCGTGGGCGCAGGTCATGTCGCTGGCGTTCCGGCAGATGGGCGACGAGCGGCGGGCGGACCTGGCGGGGTTGGAGACGCTGTGGGCCAACCCGGAGTGGATGTCGCTGGCGGAGCGGGCCGACGCGGCCAGCAAGGCGCAGGATGTGCCGTGGCGGACCAAGATGATCCGCATCTGGGGGTTCAGTCCGTCCGAGGTGGACCGGATGGCGTCGGAGCGGGCCGACGACCTGTTGCTGGCGGCGCAGATCGCCGCCGCCACCGCCGGCCAGCAGCAGCCGCCGGCGGTGCCGGTGCTGGCGGCCGGAGCGGTGCCGGCCCAGCCGGTGCAGCAGCCGGGCGGTGCCGCTGTTCTGCCGCCCATTCCCACCGAAGCCGCCGCCGAGCTTGGCCCGGTGAGCTGACATGCCCACCCCGAGTGGGCGGCTGACCGCGGCCGAGATTGCCAAGCTGGCCGCGCTCATCGAGGCGCAGCAGGCGGTTCGGGAGCAGCTGACCCAGATCGCGGTGGCGGCGGCGACGGCCGCGTTCCGGTCGATCCGGAACTGGTGGGACACCGACGAGGTTGTGGTCACCGCGTTGGAGACGCTGCGGGTCGTGCAGGCGGCCCAGCTGCGGATGGCGCAGGTGACCGACGCCTACCTGGCGCGGGCGTTGTCGATCCAGCTGGGCCGTACGGTGCGGCCGGTTGGGGCGGTCGACGTCACCCGGCTGCGGCGCAAGGTGGACGAGGCCGTCGCGGACCGGCTCAGCACGCGGCTTCGGATCCTCGAACCCGAGGGCCGGTTGGACATTGACCGGTTCTTCGACCAGGACGAGCCGGATCCGCAGCCGCAGCCCGACCGGGGTGAGGACGCCCTGGTGGAGGCGACCGAGGAGGACCAGCTGCGGCTGGTCCAGCCGGAGAACCCGGTCAACGTGTACTCGCGGGTGGCCGCCCAGTACCGGTTCGAGGTCACCGAGGGCATTGCCGAAACCCAGGCGGCCGAGGATGCGCTGGCCCGGGCGGCGACCATCGCCGAAACGGACATCACCCTGGCGCATCGGGCGCAGGCCAACCGGGTGCTGCGGCAGCAGGACCCGGGGCGGGTCATCGGCTACCGGCGCATCCTCAAGGGCAAGCGGCAGACCGGCGGGCCGGTGTGCGGCCTGTGCATTGTGGCGGCGGACCGCATCTACCACCGGGAAGACCTGCAGCCCATCCACGCCAACTGCCGCTGCGACGTGCTGCCCGTCACCACCTTCAACGACCCGGGGCTGAACCTGACCGCGGCCCAGTTGGACGAGCTGTACCGGGCCGCATCCGCCCGCCCGGGTGGCCAGTCCACCGCGGGCCGGCAGCTGAAGAAGGTGCGGGTCGCCGTCGGCGAGCACGGCGAGCTTGGTCCGATCCTCGTCGAGGCGCCCAAGACCAGCCGGCCCTCCCCCGGCCGGCGTGGCGCCCGCGACGTGGTCGCGTCGCGTCGGCCCGCCATGGACCCGGCGCAGCGGCTGGCCCGGGTGGAGGCGTCGCTGGAGCGGATGCGCCGCCAGTTGGAGGCCGGCGACGAGCGGATGCGGCTGGCCATCCAGTACCAGGAGAGCCTGGTCGAGAAGCTGCGCGCCGAGGTTGCCGCAGCGTCCTGAGACGGGGGTCGGCCGGCGCGGTGGGGATGCGCGCCGGTCGGCTCCTCACACATCCCCAACCATCCCCGAAATTGGAGCCCACCCACGTTGAAGTACTTCTACGACTCCACCACCCGCATCGAGGCGGCGGCCGGCGACGAGGCGGCGGTGACCGGCTGATGCAGTGGCACACCGTCAACTACCGCAAGGTCGACGGCGCGGACCACGCCGGCGGCCGGGTGTCGGTCGGGTTCTGGCTGCACGGCATCCCCCGGCCACTGCTGCGGTGCCGGCTGTTCGGGCACCGGCCCATCGTGGACGGCGTCGGCCCGTCCGGGCCCGGCCTGCGGGTCGCCCGCTGGGTCGAGTGCCGGCGCTGCGCGGAGCGGCCCAAGCCGCAGGGCAGTCTCGACCCGGCGGTGTGGAACGTGGGGGACCGGTACGACGGCCCGTGGGGGGACGGCCCGGGCGGCGCCGGCGGGACGCTGCCCGGGCCGTGGCCGGCCAGGCCGACGTGGGCACTCAGCGGCCAGGTCGTCCTGTTCCGCCGGAACCCCGACGCCGGGTTCACGGTCAAGGTCGGCAACCGCGGCTCGGAGAACAGCCTCGGCCTCGACCTGCACCTGCCGTGGCTGGGGTCGCTGTACCTGAACACCGGGCGGCTCGGGTCGGGACTCGTGCGCTTGCTCAACGGGGGCAGCTACGAGTCCAAGGTGATCTCCGTCGACGCGCACAACGGCCGTCTCTGGTGGCGGCTGTGGGCCGACCGCTACGGCGGCTGGACCACGCCTTCCTCCCTGCGGCAGCGGCTGCGGGACGGGTCGGCACCGATCGACCCGCGCACCATCCTGCTCGGCCGGCGGCGGTGCGACTACACCAACGTCGGCGACCCGGTTCCGCAGACGCTGTGGATGGGGCCCGACGACCGCTACGAGCTGCGGCTTCAACTGCAGCGGGTCACGTACGGGCGGCGGCGGGGTCGCAAGCGGCTGTCGTGGTCCGTGGACTGGACCAGCGAGTCGGGCATCCCGACCAAGCCGGGCGGTCGCGGACGCATCTACGGCTCAGCTGTGGAGGTCAGCGACTTTTCCGTAGCCGCCGGAATCTGGCCGGTCCTCGCGAGGGCGCGAATCAGGTCCATGATCGACGAGGAGCGTGTCCGTAACGCCTGGGATGCGGAGACGGTGACGGCGTGAGCGGGGACGTCATCGTCGGCTGGGTTCGGCCGCGGCTGGTCGACGGGGACTTCCTCGACTGTCTGCTGCTGACCCTGCGGTTCGACCAGGAAGTGGGCGGTGGCCGCATCGGCGGATTCCAGCGGGTGGTCAGCTCGGCCAACGTGTCCGACGCCCGGAACCAGCTGGTCAACTGGTTCCTGACCAGCACGTCCGCGGACTGGCTGTGGATGGTGGACACCGACATGGTGTGGGCGCCGGAGGCTCTGCACCGGCTCCTCGCCGTGGCCGACCCGGACACTGCGCCGATTGTCGGCGGCCTGTGCTTCGGCCGGGAAACCCGGACAGGGACGGTGTTCCCCACCCTGTTCGAACTGGAAGCGGTGCCCGGCAGCGACGAGTGGCGGTTCTACCGCTACTACGACTGGCCCGAAGGGCAGCTGATGCCGGTCGACGGCACCGGGGCGGCGTTCCTGCTGGTGCACCGTCGGGTCTTCGAAGCGGTCCGGGACCATGGCTACTCGAAGGTGTTCCCCTGGTTCCAGGAGACGGAGAACTCCGGCGGCCGGGTGTCCGAGGACCTCACCTTCTGCCTGCGCGCCCGCGACCGCGGCTTCCCGATCTTCGTGCACACGGGCGTCCACATCGGCCACATCAAGGACGTGGCCGTCGGGGCGGACACGTACCGGGCGCAGCAGGCGGCCAGGCAGGCCACCGGCGGTGGGGCGGCCCCGGCAGGCCAGCGCGGGAACGATCCGCCGGACAGCACCGATGCGTGACCTGCTTGTCATCGTCCCGTCCCGCAGTCGCCCCCACAACCTGCCCACGGTGGTGCAGGCGTGGCGGGACACCGGCGGGTTCGACCACGCCGAGCTGCTGTTCGCCGTCGACGTCGACGACCCGCAGCTCGACGCGTACCTGCAGGCGGCCGACGAGCTGGGCCAGGACGGGCTGCATGTGCTGCCCGGCCCGCCCGCGCGGATGGTGCCGAAGCTGAACCGGGAGGCGGTGACCTGCGCCCGCCGCGGCGACTGGTTCGCGTTGGGCTTCGCCGGCGACGACCACCTGCCCCGCACCGTCGGCTGGGCCAGGCGGTACGTGGACGAGCTGGCCGACCTGGGCAGCGGCGTCGTGTACGGCGACGACGGCTTCCAGGGGCGGCACCTGTGCACCGAGTGGGCGATGACGGCCGACATTGTCCGCGTACTCGGCCGGATGGTTCCCGCCCCGGTGGAGCACCTGTACTCGGACAACGCGGTCATGGACTTGGCCAACGCGGCCGGCTGCCTGCGGTGGCTGCCGGACGTCCACATCGAGCACATGCATCCGTTCGCCGGCCGCGCCGAGTGGGACGACCAGTACCGGCGGTTCAACTCCGGCGACCAGCACGCCCGCGACGGTGCGGCCTGGCAGTGCTGGCTGGCCAACGGTCTGGCCGGCGACGTGGAGAAGGTTCACGCGCTGCGCAAGGGGGTTGGTCGTGGCTGATCTGACCGCTGCCGAGCGGCGCCGGGCCGCGGAGCGTGGCCAGGCGCTGCCGGGCGGCCAGTTCCCGATCCGGAACCGGGAAGACCTGTTGAGGGCGATCCGGGCGGTTGGCCGGGCCAAGGGCGGCGAGGCCGGCCGGCGCCTGGTGCGCAGGTTCATCATCAAGCGGGCCCGGGCGTTGGGGCTGATGTCGCTGATCCCCGACACGTGGAACGCCGACGGGTCCCTCAAGGAGTAGCCGCCGCCCACCCCTTTTCCTTTCAGGCCACCGGCACCCGTGACGTGCCGGTTTTTTCATGCCCGCCATGGGCGTCACCCACAACTCCCGACAGGGGAAACGATCGCATGAACATCGATGTTTTGTCGCCTACTGCCGCGGTCGTGGACGAGGCCGGCAGGCTGGTCCATCCGACACTGCGGCACCCGATCACCGGGCAGCCGTTGCAGGCGTTGGGCACCACCAAGAACGGGCGCATCATCTGGCCGGTCCTCGGCGGCTCCCAACCAATGGGCGAACCAGCGCCGGGCACGCCGGCACCCGCACCGGCTCCTGCCCCGGCACCCGCACCTGCCCCGGCGCCGGCACCCGCTCCCGCGCCCGCACCTGCTCCGGCCCCCGCGCCGGCTCCTGCTCCTGCCCCCGCACCCGCAGTCCCGGCAGGGGACAACGATGCGTTAGCGCAGATGCTGCTGGCCGACGCAATCGCCAGCCAGCAGAAGGCCGACCAGGCCGCGGCCAACGGGCCCAACGGGTACCCGGAGAACACGCCGCTGGCCGAAATGACCATCGAGCAGCAGCTGGCCTACTGGAAGCACCACGCCCGGCAGCACGAGGCCCGCTGGAAGTCCATGTCGGACTACGAGCAGATCAAGGCCAAGCTGGCCGAGATCGAGGCCGCCAACATGACCGAGCAGCAGAAGGCGGTCGCCGAGGCGGAGAAGCGTGGCCGGCAGGCCGCGCTGGAGGAGGCCGGCAGCAAGCTCGTCGAGCAGTTCTTCCGTGCCGTGCTGACCAACCGTAAGACCGAGGACGAGATCCAGGCCATCGTCGGGCCTTTGGATAAGTCGTCGTTCCTCACCGCTGACGGGCTGAGCGTGGACACCGACAAGGTGGTCGCGTTCGCCAACGTCGTCGCCCCGCCGCAGCCGGCCCAGCCGGCGCCGGCGCCGTCTTCGACCCCCGCCGCGCCGGGGGCGCCCGCCACGCCCGCCACGGGCACGACTCGCAAGGTTCCCGACATGGGCCAAGGCCCCACCGACCCCGTCAAGCCGACAGGGCTGGCCGCCGGGAAGGCCATCGCCGAAGCCCGCTACGGCAAGAAGACGACCACCGCCGCCTGACGGCGCGCGGGACCTGAGCCTGCGGTCCGGCCACCAGAACTTTCACCAGCAACAAAGGAGCGTCCACTATGGACATTTCTGTCCGGAAGACCGAGTACACGGTCGAGGACCGGTCGTGGCTCGGGTCCCGGGACGGCACCGAGTTCACCCGCAGCGTGACGTTGGACGTCAGCGCCTTCGACCAGGCCACCCACTACCCGAACGGGTACATCCCGTCCGGCACCGTCCTCGGCAGGATCACCGCGACCGGACTGTACGGCCCGTACAACGACGCGCTCACCAACGGCCAGGAAGTCGCCGAGGGCTTCCTGTTCAACTCCACTCAAGTCCGCGCCGGCGGCCCCGACGTGGGTGCGCCGCTGCAGTGGCGCGGCGTGATCCGCACGTCCCGGCTGCCGATCCAGTCGACCGCGCCGGGCGGCCTGGACTCCAACGCCCGCACCGACCTGGCCGCGAAGTTCCGGTTCGAGTAGGAGGAACCACAAGTGATCGTTGACGACTACATCGAGCCGGCGGTCCTGACCGGGTTCGTCCGCAACGTGCCGTCGCCGGTGAACCTGGTGTTGAACCAGTTCCTGCCCGACCGGCAGATCGCCGACATCGAGGCCGCGTTCGACATGGTGACCCGCACCAACCGGGCCGCCCAGTTCCGGGCATGGGACACCGAAACCCCGATCGGCGAGCGTGACAAGTTCCAGCGCTCGAAGGTCAAGCTGCCCCCTCTGGGCCAGAAGACCCCGATCGGCGAGTACGAGCGGCTGCAGCTGGAGCGGATCCGCACCGGCGGCGACAACCGTGACGGCTACGTCCGCGCCATCTACGACGACGCCGAGATCAACACCCGGGCCGTGCTCAACCGGATGGAGCTCGCCCGCGGCGACGTGCTGGTCGACGGCAAGTTCACCCTGTCCGGGGAGAACGGGTTGACCATCGAGGCCGACTTCGGCGTGCCGGGCGACCACCTGGTCACCGCCGCGACGGCCTGGTCCGACCACACCAACTCCACCCCGCTTCAGGACCTGAAGACGTGGGTGGACAAGTACGTGGACGACACCGGCGAGCGGCCGGGCACCATGGTCACCTCGAACACGGTGATCAACAACATGGTGCTGTCGCAGGAGATCCGGGAGCTGTTCACCACCCCGTACGGTGTGCCGAACCTGATCACCCTGCCGCAGCTCAACCAGGTGCTGCAGGCGTTCAGCCTGCCGCAGATCTTCGAGTACAACACGCAGCTGCAGGTCAACGGGGTCAACCAGCGGGTCATCCCCAACGACCGGGTCATCCTGCTGCCGGCCGACCCGTCCACCCTCGGCTTCACCGCCTGGGGTATCACCGCGGAGGCCCTGGAGCTGGCCACCGGCGACAACCCAGGGCTGCTGTTCGAGGACCTGCCCGGCCTGGTCGGTGTCGTCCTCAAGGAGGGCGACCCGGTGCGGGTGTGGACCAAGGTCGGCGCCGTCGGCATGCCGATGATCACCGACCCGCTGCGGCTCATGGTCGCGGACGTGCTGTGATGGCAAGGCTCGCAGCGTACGTGCATGTCGCCGGGCAGTGGTACCGGCCCGGCGACATGCCCCCGCCCGAGGTGGCGGCCCGCATCACCAATCCGAAGGCGTGGCAGGGTGGCGTGCTGCCCGACCTGCCCGACGTCAAGGCAGACGCGGAGTCGGCGGCCGACGACCCGTCTCGCGACGCGGCAGCCAATCCGGACAAGCCCATCGCGCCGGCCGAGGCGGCCGACGGCCGGGAGCGGGTGCCCGCACCACCCCGGTCCGGACGCGGCTCCGGCCTCGACGCGTGGCAGGCATTCGCCGTCGACCACGACGTCGAATTCCCAGACGGGGCCAGCCGGGACGAGATCATCGCCGCCTGCGAGCGGGCCGGCGTCATCCCGGCCGAGTAGTAGGGGGTGCCGATGCCCGAGTTTGGGCAGCACAAGTCCGGCCTGCTCGTGCCGCGCAGCATCAGCCTGCTGCGGTTCCGGGCCAGGACCAGGACGGTGACCCTGCCGACGGGTGAACGGGCCAAGGTCACCGTGGACGATTCGGGCACGGTTACCCACATCGAGACCGCCGAGCGGCTGGACGCGGTCGTCCGGCCGGCGACGGTCCGCATGGTGCTGCCCGTGCCCCGGATTGGAGGCCGCTGACATGTCCCGTGTGGACGAGTTGAGGGCGCAGCTGGCCCTCGCCGAGGCGGAGGAACGTCTCGCCCAGCTGAAGCAGTCCGGCGACGCCGAAACGCTGGAGGAGCAGAAGGAGCAGGTGCGGTACGCCCGGTGGGTGGCCCGCGGCGGTCCGCAGCAGGAGCGGGACGCCCTGGCCCGGGGCGACGGGCACACCAACCGTGCCTGCGCCGCCTACTACACCCGCTGGTCCGCCGAACAGCAGCAGGAGGGCCGACAGGAATGAGCATCACCGCGGCCGGCTGGTACGGCAAGACCCTGCAGAAGATGCTGTCCGCCGCGTCCCTGCCCGCCGGTGGCCTGGACTCGGAGACCGCGGTCAAGGTGCTGCTGGTCACCGACTCGTACACGCCGGACTACACCAACCACGATTTCCGCGACGACATCACCGGCGAGGTCCCCAACGGCAACGGCTACACCACCGGCGGGAACCTGCTGACCGGCACCACCCTGACCGTGGCGTCGGGGCTGCTGACCTGGGATGCGGCCAACACCCAGTGGGTGTCATCAACCATCACCGACGCCATGGCCGCGGTGTGCTACTTCGCCCGCGGCGGCGCCGCCTCCGCGGACGAGCTGATCCTGCTGGCCGACTTCGTCACGCCCGTGTCCACCGTGGCCGGAACCCTCGACCTGCAGTGGGCCGCGGCCGGCATCGGCACCTGGGACTTCACACCCTGACCCCGGCCGTGTGGGGGTGCTGTGGCTGAGGTCGTCGTCCACGCCGGGTTCGAATGGGGCACCGCCGCCGGGCTGACCACCGGCAACAGCGGCAACCGCGTCTTCGACTCGGCGGCCGGCTCGTACACGGTCACCCCGGACGCCGCCCGCAGCGGCAGGTACGGCCTGCGGGTGGGCCTGTCCACCTCGTGGGTGGCGTGGACCACCGCCACCGTCGGGTCGGGCCGCACGGTCGTCGTCGGCTCCCTGTACTTCCGGTTCCCGACGGTTCTGCCGGGCGCGGACGCGGTGTTCCTGTCCCTGGACACCGCCGCCGGCACCAACGTCGCCTACCTGAAGTTCAACGCCGCCAACGCCCGGGTCTACGCCAGCGCGGGCGGCACGGAGCAGGCGTCCTCGGTCGTCGTCGCCGCCGACACCTGGTATCGGCTGG